GGCGCCGCGCCGCAGCCCGCCGCTGGGCCTGCTCAAGTCGGTCCTGGTCACGCTGATCATGACCGTGATCGCCGCGTCCTGGGTGATCGAGGCGCGACCCGGCCTGCTGTTCACCTTTGTGGTGGCGATCGGCCTGGGCTTCTCCGGTTACGCCGTGATCGAGCTGGCCGGCCGGCAGATCGAGGAATTCGTCAAATCCGTGTTCGAGGCCGCCCGCGGGGCGATCGACACCATTGCAGGGAAGAAGAAATGAGCGACTGGCTGGAACTGGCGATCATCGCCTTCATCGTGATCGGGATCGGCTGGGTCGTGTTCCGCGGCGGGCAGGCCAACCCGGAAAGCACGGGCGAGCTTGGCCAGCAACTCACGACGCTGAGCAGCGAGCAGCGCAGCATGAGTGCGCGCTTGGGCGAGCTGGAGAAGGACTTCGATCGCCTCGACAAGGATGCGGCCAGCAAGGCGGACATCAAACGCGTTGAAAAGGGCCTGGCCGAACTGACCCAGCAGGTCGCCGATCTGAGCAAGAACGCGGCCGCGCGCGAGGCGACCCTGGCCCACGTCGCCTCGCAGGTGGACCGGCTTTACCAGGTCATCGTGAACAAGGGGATGCAGTGATGGGTTTTCGCCAAGAAGCTGAAGAGGCGCTGACCCGAGATGCCCGCCTGGTGATCCTGGCTGAGCTCGCCGGTCAGCGGGACGAGACGCTGAGCTCTCCGATCATCACCCGCCTGGTCGACAGCATGGGCTATCGCCGATCGAACGACTGGATCGAGACGCAGTTGCGCAAGCTCGAAGAGCTGGGTGCGATCACCCTTCGCGATGCCGATCTCCCCGGCCTCGGCCGCGTGCTTATCGCCACGCTGACCAGGTCGGGCCGAGATCATGTGGAGCGCCGGTCGGAACTGGCTGGCGTTTCCCGTCCGACCGGGAGCTGAGCGATGGCTGGTGCAACCATCCCTGGAGCCAGGGCGTCATATCGCAAGATCCGGGGCAGGCCCTCGACGATCGATAAGCTGCCGAACGAGTGCGAGGAGGACATCGTCTGGGCCAACAGTGCGCTTGATGGCCGGCAGATGACGCAGACCGAAATCCTGGCGGAATTCAATCGTCGGATCGGAGCCAAGGGATATCCACCGATCAGCAAGGGCGCTTTCAGCCGGCACTCGGTTGAGCATGCCTATGCTCGCAGGGAGATGCAGGCCGACCTCGGGCTGATCGAACTCGCCTATGAGATGTTCCCTGACCTGGCGAATGACACTGCCGCGCTCGCACGAGAGATCCTCAAGCTGCGGCTGCTGGCGGCTTCGCTGGCGCCAGATCCCAATCCGAAGGCGATCAACAGTTTCGGCCTCAACGCCAAGCGGGCGGCTGAGATGAAGATCGCCGAGGAAGATGCCCAGCTCCGCAAGAACAAGGCCCAGCGCGATGACGAAGAGCGTGAGGCGAAGATGGCCGAGCGGGCCAACGAACTTGTCGAATCGGTAGCCGAGCCAGCTGCTGAACGCGCAGCTCAACTTGCAACCGAAGCGGGCCTCTCGGCCGAGCGCGTCGCCGCGATCCGCCGCGGCGTGCTGGGTCTGGCGGGCTGAGAGGAGACGACAATGCGTATTCGATTCCCAGGACTGCTCCTCGGCTTTGCAGCGGCGGCCATGGCCGCGGCGATGCCGCCTCAGCTGCTCTCCGGCCCTGGTGGCATGGCTGAAGCCGCGCCGGGCCGCCCCAAGCGCGGCAAGCGTCTGCCTCGCGGCATGGCTGCACGATCTTCCCCCAAGGCCATCCGCTCGCGCTGGAAGGCCGCGCGACCCAAACGCCGGCCGAACCGCCTCCACATCTCGCGCCGCGCGCGGCGCAGGCATCGGAAGGCCGGATGAGCCAGTACGTCCCCTCTACCAAGCGGCATGAGCTGAAGCCGGCGCAGATGATGCGCTTCCTGGCTGAGGTCTCGCCGTGCGGCGCGGGCGAGGAGCCGTGCCAGGTGGTGGGCTGGTCGCGCAAGGGCAAGTGGACCCGGCTGAAGGCGACCTATCCGAACGGGTGGGAGCTTTCGGTCCACTTCGATCGCGAGGAGCGCGTCAGCAGCTGGAGCGCGAAGATGTCGCTGCGTACCGAGATCAAGATCCCGGCAAAAGGCTCGGCGATCGCCGAAAGGGATGAGGGTGACAGCGCATGATCGACCCGCTTGATGACCCGCACGAAGGCATGAAGCGCTGCGACTATTGCGAAGGCTTCTTTCTGCCCGAGGACATGGACGGCGATCACTGCGTCGAGTGTGCTGGCGACCTGTTCGGTGATGACGATGGCTGAGCAGGAAGCCGAGACCGCCCCGGTCCTGCCGCGCGAGCCGGATGCGCTGCCGCCCGAACTGACGCGCGGCGCGGAGATCCCGGCCGACCTGGATCCGCTGGCCGAAGGTGTGCTGATGAAGCACCAGCGCGAGTGGCTGGAGGACAAGTCCGACCTGAAGATCGCCGAGAAGGGCCGACGCACCGGGATCACCTTCTGCGAGGCGCTGGATGACACGCTGATCGCGGCATCGGCCCGATCGGCCGGCGGCGACAACGTGTTCTACATCGGCGACACGAAGGACAAGGGCCGCGAGTTCATCGGCTATGTCGCCCACTTCGCCCGGGTGGTGGCGAAGGAGACGGCCGAGATCGAGGAGTTCCTGTTCGAGGACCAGCGCGACGATGGGACCAGCAAACACATCAGCGCCTTCCGGGTGACCTTTGCCAGCGGCTTTCGCGTCGAAGCCCTGTCGAGCCGACCAGAGAATATCCGCGGCCTGCAGGGCGTGGTGGTGATCGACGAAGCGGCGTTCCATAAGGACGTGCGCGCGGTGATCGACGCGGTGATGGCGCTGCTGATCTGGGGCGGCAAGGTCCGGGTGATCAGCAGCCACAACGGCGTGCTGAACCCGTTCAACGAACTGATCCGCGAGGCGCGGGCCGGCAAGAACCGCTTCAAGGTGCACTTCATCCCCTTCTCAGAAGCGGTCAAGAACGGGCTGTTCCGGCGCGTCTGCCTGATGCGCGGCAAGGAATGGTCGGCCAAGGCCGAGGCCGAATGGGAAGCGACCATTCGCGGCGCCTATGGCACGCGCGTTGCGCAGATGGCCCAGGAGCTCGACGCGATCCCGGCCGACGCGATGGGCGCGGCGCTGAGCCGGGTGGTGATCGAGCAGGTTACCGATCGCTCGGTCCCGGTGGTACGCTATCATCTGCCCGACAGCTTCAAGGAGGCACCCGAGCGGGTCCGCCGCGACATGATCGCCGAATGGTGCCGGACGGTGCTGCAGCCGCACCTGGACCGGCTCGACGATAGGCGCCGTCATGACCTGGGCTGGGACTTTGCGCGCAGCGGCGACGGATCCGATCTGGTCATCACATCGCTGGAGCCGGATCTGCGTCGGCGTCAGCGCCTGGTGGTGGAAATGCGCAACGTGCCGTTCGAGAGCCAGAAGCAGATCGGCTTCTTCGTGGTGCCGCGCCTGCCCCGGTTCGGCCATGGAGCGTTCGACGCCACCGGCAACGGCGCCTACCTGGCCGAAGTCCATCGCCAGAAGTTCGGGACACGGATCAGCGAAGTGAAGCTGTCGGTCCAGTGGTACCGCGAGAACGGCGTGCCCTATACCTCGGCCTTCGGCGAGCAGACCATCATGATCGCGGCCGACGACGACATTGTCCGAGATCACCAGGCGCTGCAGTTCGTGGGCGGCGTGGTCAAGGTTCCGGACGACATGCGCTATGCCGGCAGCGATGGCTTCATGCGCCACGGCGACACGGCGATCGCCGGGATGCTGGCCTGGTTCGCCTCGCGCCAGGGCGCGGTCGAATATGGCTATCAGCCGGTCACCAACCGCGAGCCCGATCCCTGGCTGGGCGAGGACGACGACGTCTTCGGCGCCGACTTCGACAGCCCGTTCAGGGCGCCGCTGGGGGCCGGTCTGAAAGGCGGGCTATTCTGATGGGCCGCCTGGCTATCGGCTGTAACCGGGCGCGCCGCGCCCAGAAAGGCCCCTGTGGGCCTTCTTATCGCTTCTTAGAGGCGTTTCGGAACCTGAAGGAGACCACCCAATGGCGGGACTGATCGATCAGTGGGGCAACCCCCTGCGCAAAGAGCTGCTGACGCAGGAAGTGGCCGGGCCGACCCTGGCAGGCGTGCGATCGCCCTTTGCCGGCTATCCGGCCGACGGGATGACGCCGGTGCGCCTGGCCGAGATCCTGCGTGATGCCGACCAGGGCGAGCCGCTGCGCTACTTCGAGCTGGCCGAGATCATCGAGGAGCGCGACCTCCACTATGCCGGGGTGATCGGGACCCGCAAGCGCAGCGTTGCCCAGATCGACGTGACCGTGGAATCGGCCTCGGAAGATCCGCACGACGTGCAGATGGCCGACATGGTCCGCGACTGGCTGAAGCGCGATGAGCTGGCCGACGAGATGTTCGACATCCTCGATGCGGTCGGCAAAGGCGTCAGCTTCACGGAAATCATCTGGGACAGCTCTTCCGGCCAGTGGTGGCCCAAGCGGCTTGAGTGGCGCGATCCGCGCTGGTTCATGTGGGACCGCCAGACCATGCGCACGCCGCTGCTGCGCGGCGGGCTGGATGGCACTACGACCGCTTCGCCGCTGCCGGCCTTCAAGTTCATCCAGGCGCACATCAAGGCAAAGTCTGGTCTACCGGTGCGCAGCGGCCTCGCTCGCCTTGCGGCCTGGGCGTGGATGTTCAAGGCCTTTACCCAGCGCGATTGGGCGATCTTCACCCAGACCTATGGTCAGCCGGTCCGGATCGGCAAGTTCCACGACGGGGCGACCAAGGAGGACAAGGCCACCCTGTTCCGCGCCGTGGCCAACATTGCCGGTGACTGCGCCGCGATCATTCCCCAGTCGATGGAGCTGGAGTTCGTCGAGGCGGACAATGTCTCAGCCGGGGCGGAGCTTTACGAGCGCCGCGCCGACTGGCTTGACCGGCAGGTGTCCAAGGCCGTGCTAGGCCAGACCACCACGACCGACGCGATCAGCGGCGGCCACGCGGTCAGCCAGGAGCACCGGCAGGTCCAGGAGGATATCGAGACCGCAGACTGCAAGTCGATCGCCGCGGTGCTCAACCGGGACTTGATCCGGCCCTGGATCGATCTGGAGTATGGCCCGCAGCGCCAGTATCCGCGCCTGGTCATCGCCCGGCCGGACAAGGAAGACCTGCAGCAGCTGAGCGACAGCCTGGCCAAGCTGGTCCCGCTGGGCCTGAAAGTCTCGCAGGGCGAGGTCCGCGACAAGTTCGGCCTCTCGGAGCCGGACGCGGGCGAAGAGATCCTGCTGCCGCCAGCCAAGGCGGCACCGGAAGCGGCGCCCGCGCAGCAGCCCGCACTGCCGCCGTCAGTTCCCGCAGCCACGGCGCCGCAGTCTGCCGAGCGTGATCCGGCTCATCCAGCCCAGCAGGTGGCGCAGGCGATGAGCCGCGCCGGCGAGAAGCCGATCGCCGACATGGTCGAGACGATCGGCGTAATGCTGGCCAAGGCGGGCGACCTGGCCGAGTTCCGGGAGATGCTGTCTGCAGCCTATGGCGACGTCGACGACCGGGCGCTGGCCGAGGCCCTGGCGGGCGGGTTTGCTGCAGCTGCCGCCGCCGGGACGGCTGACGCGGCCGAAGAAGCCGGCGAGGACTGATCGGCAATGGCCGGGCGCGATCATCCCAGCTCGCTTGCCGGCGTTTTCGGCCTGCCGTTTGCCGAGCAGATCGCCTTCTTCCGCAGCAAGCTGGGCAACCTGGTCCCAACGCAGCGCTGGGATGACCTGATCGGGGTCGAACACGACCGGGCCTTCATGGTGGCCGGGGCGGCCAAGGCGGACCTGCTCAATGACCTTGCCATGGCGGTCGACAAGGCGATTTCGGAAGGCCGGGGCATCGACGATTTCCGGCGGGACTTCCGCCAGGTCGTGGCCCGCAACGGGTGGACGGGCTGGACCGGCGAAGGATCGGTGCGCGGCGAAGCCTGGCGGGTCGGCGTGATCTACCGGACGAACGCCTACACCAGCTATGCCGCCGGGCGCCTGGCCCAGCTGCGTGCGGGCAAGTTCAGGTTCTGGGTCTATCGCCATGGCGGCAGCCTTGAGCCGCGCCCGGTCCACCTTGGCTGGGACGGTCTGGTCCTGCCGCCCGAGCATCCGTTCTGGGCAACCCATTATCCGCCGAGCGACTGGGGCTGCAGCTGCTATGTGGTCGGCGCCCGCAGCGAGGCTGGCGCACGGCGCCTGGGCGGGAAGCCGGATAAGCAGCTGGCCAAAGGGTGGGACCGCACGGATCCAAAGACGGGAGCGCCCATCGGCATCGGCAAAGGCTGGGGCTATGCGCCGGGTGCGAGCGTGGCCGACCTGATCTCCGCGATCGCCGGCAAGATCCGCAGCTGGGATCACCGGATCGCCAAGGCGTTCTTCGAGGCGCTGCCCGCTGCGCAGGCCGATCCGCTGGCAGTGGCCTATCGCTCTCTGCCGAGCACGGCGGACGATGCCAGCGCCTTTGCGCGCAAGGTATGGGATGAGGGTGAGATGCCCCAGCCCGGCCGGACGCTGGGCAGGCTGACATCCGAGCAGGTCGCAGCGGCGAATGCCGGGCGAAAAGGCATTGATGTGACCGGCTGCGATTTCTCGCTCTCCCCGGACGAAGCCCTGCATGTGAAGCGCGAGCATGGTGATCCGGTTAGCGAAGCGGCAAAGGGCCAGAGGGCGATCACCCCGGATGCCTTCTCGGTCCTGCCCAGGATCCTCAATGGCGCCACCCCGCGCTATGTCGGCATTTCGGATCGCCACAAGGTGCCGACCTTCGAGCTGGCCATGGCCATCAATGGCGAAGAGTACGTGACGCGCTGGGAGTACTGGGCGAAGCGGCGCACGCTGACGCTGCTCTCATTCTTCATCCGGACCGGGGAAAGAAGCTGACCGCCCTCTCCAAACGCCCAGAGCGTTTCCCGCTATCGACGGGCAGGTGAATGCGGTCAGCAAAAGGAACGTAGCGATGCTTAAGGTCGAGTTCAATGCCCAGGGCGCCCGCGAGGCGATCCGCCGTGCGCTGGCCACCCTCAGCGACATGACCCCGGTCTATGAGGATATCGGCGAGTACATGATCGAGGCGACGCGCCGCCGGTTTGTCACCGGCCGCGCACCGGACGGCACGGCCTGGGCACCCAAGAGTGCCGCGACGCTCGAGCGCTATCGGCGGATGGGGTACGGCTCGCTCGGCCGCCCGCTGATCGGTCCGGGTAAGGCACTATCGCGGCAGATCCTCAAGTTCGTCAGCCAGGACGGTGTGCTGATCGGATCCTCGCAGATCTATTCGGGCGTCATGCAACGCGGTGCGGCCAAGGGCGCCTTTGGCAATGACCGCCATGGCCGGCCGGTGCCGTGGGGCAATATCCCGGCACGCGTATGGCTGGGCATCGGCCGGGACGATGAGCTGGCGATCATCGAGATTGTTGACGAGCATCTTGAGCAGGATCTGACGCAGCGCGATTGATTTTGCGCGCGCCGCAGGCCATCAGCATCCCAAGCGGCTGATTCGCGCCGTTCCTGCCCGCCTTCGCGGGCATATTTTTGCCAGGCCCAGAGGCGCAAAGCGTCTCTCGATGAGCCGGAAAACCCTTCTTACCGCACTGTGCAGTGCCACGCCGATCGCGGCGGACGGCGGCGTTCCCGAATGGGTTCACCTGATCCCGGCCGGCGGCGCTGTCCGCACGGTCGACGGGCGCGGCCCCTATCGTGTGACCGACTATGCCGCGCTGGCGGCGCAGAGCCTGGCGGGCGGCGCGAAGCTGGTGCTGGACGAATGCCACGCGACCGACAAGGCCGCGCCGCTGGGTCTCCCGGCCCCGGCACGTGGCTGGATTGTCGAGCTGCAGGCTCGTGACGATGGCCTGTGGGGCCGCGTCGAATGGACCGAGGAAGGCCGCCGCCTGATGGAGGCCAAGGCCTACGCCGGTGTCAGCCCGGTGATCACGCATTCCCAGGACAAGACTGTCCTGGCGGTGCTGCGCGCCAGTCTGACCAACACCCCAAACCTGGTGGGGCTGACGGCCCTGCATTCGGAGGAAACCTGCATGGATTGGAAAGCCAAGCTGATCGAGCTGCTCGGGCTCGACGGTGAGGCCGATGACGCGGCGATCGAAGCTGCGCTCTCGGCCAAGATGAACGCCCGCACCGAACTGAATTCGGCCGAAGTGCTGCGGCTGCCCGCAGTGGTGGCGCTTCAGTCGGAAGTCACCGCGCTGACGAACCGGCTCAATGCCGTGACCGAAGCGCAGTCCCGGCAGGCGGCCGAGGCCTGTGTCGACGCGGCGATCGCCGAGGGACGTGTGGGCCTGAAGCCGGTCCGCGACGAATACATCGCGCTGCACATGGCTGACCCGGCCCAGGCCGGAAAGCTGATCGCCGCGATGCCGGTGCTGAACGGCACCACGCACGCCGTCGATACTCCGCCCGCCAATGGCGGCGAAGGCCTGACCGCCGAAGACCACCAGGTCATGGCGATGTTCGGCATCGATGAAGAAGAATACCGGGCCAGCCAGGCGGCCCTCGGTCAGAAGAAGGAAGCCCTCTGATGGTTGCTCTTACCGCCGCGCGCAACACGCCGCAGGCCCTGGACGGCAAGCGCCGCATCCCGGTCGCCACCAACGTCAAGATCTTCCAGGGCAGCCTGGTCCAGATCAACAACGCCGGCTTTGCCGT